CTACGATAATAAGCATTGGAGTTAGCAACGATTGAACCATCGTTTGCAGCTCCTGGAGTACCTTGTACTGAACGTGCAAATGGATTTGCAACCATTCCGTAACGAGTCTTGAATCCAATCTTTGGTTGGAATGTATCTTGACCAACTGCACGAACCATCTGAAGTGGTACGTATGGGCAGTAGAAGATACCTGCGTCGAATGCATTTGAACCCTTGTAACCGATAGTCATGTAGTTACCAGTTGTATATGGGTCAATGTAAACACGGAAGCGACCATTTAGAACACCTGCGAAAGTGTTGCCAGTGTCGTCCACTTGAAGATTGTTTGAATTGAGAGCTGGTGTATAATCGAGAACACCTGCCATCTGAAGAGCTGAAGCTACGTCTGATGAGCAGAGTACGATGTTACCCTTGCCACGACGTGTGTCTTTAGCAATCTTGTTAGCTTCACGTTCCATGTGGAACATTAAGCCCTTGAACTTTTCAACTGACCAACGGCCGTTTGAGTCTGTATCAAGATCGAAGATACCTGCAGCAGTTGTACCTTCTTGTGCACCAACAACAGCTGAAACGTTAATTGTACGAACTACTTCACGATTGATTTCAGCAAGAATTTCTGACTGAAGAATGTTAGCAAGTTCTGTTTCAGCATCAAGACCATGAACTGCCTTAAGATCTTGTGCAAGTTCAATAGTATATTCTGCCTTAAGAGCACGTGAACGAGCTGTGACAGATACTTTATCGATAGTGAATGCCATTTCAGGGAATGAATCAGCAGCAACACCAAGTGCTTCAGCTGTACCTGTAGTCATACCACCAGCAAAGTTATACTGTGTAGTATTAGCTTGTGCACCACTATAATTTGGTGATGTACCAGCATGGTTTTCACCAATTACGTTAGTACCAGCACGTGAAGTTGAGAATGAAGTTAGAGCTTCATCATAGAATGCTTCACCGTTAGTAGTTGTTCTTGATGATGAGTTAGCATACTGTGAACGCATTGCGAAGATAAGACCAGTTGGTCCAGTCATTGGCTGTACGCCGCAGATGTCGTATGCAACAAGGTTAGGCATTGCACGACGGATGAGTGAGATAAGGATTGGGTCGTAACCAGCTACACCACCAGTTGCTGATGCTGCGCCAGAATAACCTGCAACACCACCAGCACCTACTTGGTTAGTAGCAACTTCGAGAAGTGCTTGTGGTGATACGCCACCTGATTCACGCATTGACTTCTCAGTGTTTTCAAGAAGTTGTGCAATTACGTGTCTCTTGTGTGAGTCCTTAATAGCTGGAAGTTCAGGGTGTTCAAGCACTGGCTTCCACTTTGATACCATATCTTCATTAAAACTTGTCATCTTTGTCTCCTTTTAGAGTTTACTTAATTTATTTATATTCACTTACTTTTTAACGTTTTTTGAAATCGAAGAAACATACATTTGCATCATTGGATCAATAGCAGGTGCCTTTTCTGGCTCCTCTACGCTTTCGCTAAGAAGTTGATCCTGTGCAACTTTGACTTCACCATTCTTTGGGAAGTATGTTTCTTTAATTACGGAAGCCTTCTTGCGAAATTCTTCTACATCAGAAAAGCTAACTGCTTCTGCAAGCTTTGCAAACTTTTCCTTCTGAGTATCAGTCATTCCTTCTGAAAGTTCATCAGCGATATCCTTAATTTCTTTCTCGCTAACAGTCTTTGAGAGCTCAATATTTTCTTCAGTAAGTTCGTTTACCTTAGCCTTGAGTTCTTCTACTTCAGCAGCCATTGCTTCAACAACGTCTACTTGGTCATCTGGAATGTTTACATAATGTTGCTCGAAAACGCTCTTGAGACTTGTCATGAATGACTCAGCAATCTCAGACTTAATGTTGTTTTCGATAGCAAGTTTGTTTTCTGAAATCCATTCAGCAACTGCATAGTTGAGATAATTGTCAATGTTCTCAACCATTTCGTTTTTAATTTCTTCTACAGATTCAATGAGTGAAGCTTCGTACTTTTCGTTAAGTTCTTTAGTAGTTGCTTCATATTGTTCTTCAAGTTCTGCTGCACGAATGTTGTAGCGTGTTGAAACAGCAGCTTCGAAGAGTGATTCTACCTTAACTCTGAAGTCTTCTGAAAGGTCTTCTGAGTCACCAAAAAGAAGAGCAAGATCTTCTTTTACGTGTGGCATTGGATCAGCTGGCTTGCCAGATGATTTAATAGTGCCTTTGTTCTTTTCTGAATTGTCACCTACAGCACCTGCAGCAGCTTTAACTGATGCATCTGCTTCTTCTGGTGTTGTTGCATCTGGGTTAGCAGCTGCTGTACCAATACTTGCAATGAAGTTTGCTAGTTCTACCTTATCAGCCTTGGATGCATAAGCTACCATCTTTGAAATAAGGTCTGAACGAGAAACGTCTGTAGGCTTAGCGGCGATAGTAGCCATGTTAGAAGAAGCATCAGCTTCGCTAACTTCTACTTGATCGTCAATCTGGTTAGTTTCGTTACTCATCATTTTCTCCTTAAAGTTGTATAAATTATTTAT